TTCAGAAACATGCGAAAACCGTTCGAAAAGCTGCTTTTCTTGGCTTGAGCTGCTTCCAAACGCATGGCTCATGTGTGTTAACGCGACGCAAACGATGCGACGCATATCGAACCCCAACACAAATGCGGAGCCAAACAAATGAACGCCAACGAGATTGCCTTCGGAATCGAATTCGAAACCACCCTGCCCAACAGCGACACCACACCGATCGGACCATACCACGGCGGATACCAGGTGCCTTGGCTGCCCGATGGGTGGCGAGCCGAACGCGATAGCAGCATCCGACCCGAGACGATGGATCGGAAAGGCTGCGAATTCGTAAGCCCTAAGCTGCGAGGAATCGAAGGCCTCAAGCAGGTCGAGGAGGCAATTGACGCGATCAACGCTCGCGGAGCACGAGTCAACGCCAGCTGCGGGCTGCACGTAACGATCGAGTGGAATGGCGATGCAGCAGCCCTTGCGAGACTGATCTCTTTGGTCGGAAACCACGAACGGGCAATCTTCGCAAGCACCGGAACGCGACGCCGCGAACGCACAACCTACACCAAGCAGATCAAACAGTACGGAGACAAAGACCAGGCCAAAAACCGATGCGAAGCGGATCGCTACCACCTGCTGAACCTGACGCACCTGGCTCGCGGGAAGAACCGAATCGAATTTCGAGCTTTCGCCGGAACGCTCAACAAGACCAAGGTTCTTGGATACCTGATGATGTGCCTCGGATTGGTCGAGCTGGCTCTTACCACCCGACGATGTGCGGATTGGGATTACGCCAAGAAGGTTGGCACCAAGAGTTGCTGGGACCGACCGGGTGCCGGGATTGGCGAAACGGAACTCAACCGGCTCTTCTACCGCCTCGGATGGACCAAGGGTTGGTACAAGGGGGATCTTCGCAACAAGACCTACGGAGAGATCGCCGGCGAAGGGAGCCAGCGCGACTGGAAGGGAATCAAGACAAAGCTCCTCGACCTCGCCCGCAAGTACGACCGGGCGCTCTGATCTCCCAGACTGCCGTGCCCCGGGATTCTTACCCCGGGGTTCTCTCGTTTGGGGCCATTTGTTCCGCCAGAAGTCGTCACAGTCGCGTGATTCCGGGTAGGTCCTAAGTAAGGGGCCATTCTTCCGCGTGAGGCCACACACGCCAAACTGTCGCGAATGTCGCGATCCCCATGTTTTCCCTGCGTTTTTATGCAATTTCAGAATTCTGGAGATTACTTCCCAGATTCCGCCAGAAGCGCTTGATGACGTTTCAAAACCATGGCTCATGTGTGTCATCGGAAGCGAATTCCCCACAACAACCAATACGGAGAACCAACGATGACCAGCACAAACGAACCTTTCGAATTCGACCTTGGCGACGACTTGAAGATCACCAAAACCACCCGCCGCGCTTCGGGAGGCGGAACCTGGGTTTGCGGAACGATCGCCGGACACCGCTTCGACGCTTTGGTCTTTCCCGAACACGCCGAGTGCGAGGAGTACGAACTGGCCAAGAGCCGGATCTCGAAACTCTGGCTTCAGCGATTGGAAGACAAGAAGACGGTTTTCAATTGGGACCGCGGACTCGATGTCGACGCGACCACTGACCTGGCCCGCGCGATTGTCGACTTCCTCGCCGCTGGCCTCGCCGACCTCGCCTACACCAACTAACCCCAAGCACCAAGGAGAACAGACATGACGATTGACGAACTGATTGAACGCCTCGAAGAGTACCGCGACGAGCTGGGTGGCCAGTGCGAGGTGCGGTTGATGACCCAGCAGAACTGGCCATTCGAAAACCGAATCGCCGGTCTCGCCTCCGGAGAAGAAATCAACAACCGAGATGAAGACGAGGACGACGAGGATGTCGACACCGACCAGGTGATCTACATCGTCGAAGGCGGGCAGCTGGGATACGGATCGAAGCGTGCATGGGATGTCGCGTACTAAAGCCGAAACGCGAGCGACACGAGTCGACGCGTCGCGGCGGGAGGTTACCGCCGCCTGAAGATGGCAGCCAACCATCGCGACCAGATTGGAGAACGAGAGATGAAGAAGGCAGAAATCAAGATTGGCGGCATCTACTACGCCAACGTCAGTGGCAAGAAGACTCGCGTCCGGATCGATGCAGAGGCGAGTTCCGGTGGCTGGTCGGCTACCAACCTGGAAACAGATAAGAGCGTGCGAATCAAAACAGCACAGAGACTCTTGGGAGTTGCTCGGGCAAAGGGAGCGGCGCAAACGACCACCGATGGAAACTTTACCGTGGTCGAAGTCCCGCCGGCTGAGGTTGTTTCGATCGAGCCGACCACCAAGGCAACTAAGCGGACCAAGCCGAAACGCGATGACGGTACACCCAAGAAGCTGAGTGCACTCAGCGCGGCCGCACGAGTACTCGGGGAATCGGACGAGCCGCTGAGCGTCAAGCAGATGGTCGAGCAGATGTCGGAGAAGGGGTACTGGAGCAGCCCCGGCGGAAAGACACCGCACGCGACGCTCTACAGCGCCATTCTGCGGGAGATCTCCGCCAAGGGAGAACGGTCCCGGTTTGTGAAAACGGATCGCGGTCGCTTCATCGCCGCCAACCTGGAAGGAGCCACTCGATGAGTCGCGATCCCATCCACCGTGTTGCCGATGCATTCCGCCGTGCTGCGATGAGACTCGAGCATGCGTTTGCATCCGGCGTGGTCGTCCAGGTCGACGCCAACCAGCTCGCCGAGACGCTGCTGACCATCGCAGAGGACCTTGATCCGCCACTGGCGCAGCACGGCGATCCGTGCGTCGCGACGGAGCACGCCTGAGATGTTTATTGGACAGCTGCGAGTGGTGACTGACTTGGCCGAGGGAGAACGGGCTATCCCGGAGAGCGATTATTCCTACCAACTGCAATCCGAGGACGATCCTGTGCTCGATACGCTGGTCGCCTATGTCGAACGACGGGGCGACCGCTTGATCGCCCGAGGCGTCAACGGGGAGGACTACGCCGTATCCGGTCCCGATGGATTCGAAATGAAGACCATTCGGAACTGGCTCCGGGGCTAACCCGGAATCCTCCGCCCTGAACACCCCACGTTGGCCACGTGTGGGCGCTTGGTCGTGACTGGCCCCGCTGGCCAATCGCCGCCAAATGGCGCAACACGGGCCAACGTGGGCGAACTTTCGCAGTCCGAAGAAAAGCTGAAGATTCCTCGAATCATTTTCCAACCGGCTATTGATGCGTTTCAAAACGCATGGCTCATGTGTGTTAACGCGACGACGATTCCATTTTCCAACCAACACGGAGAACCAAAGATGAACGACAACACAACCAACCCAGCCGCCAGCGCCATCCAAACACAGCTCCAGCGGCTCGAGTGGATGATTCCCGACGCCAAGCGACGCGTCGCCAAGGCGGCCGAACAAATGCTCTGGCGAGCCCAACGAGCGGTCGAAGACGCCAGCGCGATGCTCAGCGACCAACCATGCAGTTTGAGCTGGACTGAATTCGCAGAAGGCGACCTTCGCGAAGCCAAAGAGGCCAAGGTGGAACTCAACAAGCTGTACGAACAACAGAAGCTGCTGCAGTACCTGCTCAGCCGCGACTAAACCAACGCGACGGAAACCGCACCGACTAACCACTAACACACCAGGAACCCAGACATGACCACCAGCAAACAACAAGAACAGATTCTGCGAGAGGCTTTCCGCGCGATGGACGCACACCGGGCCCAAGAGATTCGGGAGGCGTATTACAAAGCGATTGAAGGTCTGCATACGCTCGCGGAGTCGCTGGAGATCGCCGACATCAAGGTAGGCGAGATGAATGACCACGCTTTGATTGGCGAACACCTGATTGCCTGCACCGCGAGGGAAGCGATGAAGAAGAGTCTGCTTGGTCGCATCCTGTAGCTTTCCAAGCCACACGACGAGGTAACGAACATGAATCGACTTCCCCAGAAAGGCGACCGGGTCCGGCTGCTGCAAATGCAGGATGATCCGAACCCGATCGCGCCTGGAACCACCGGCACGGTCGTCAGCGCTGCGCGACATGGTTTTGGCAGGGACGCGTGGGCTCAAATTGACATCTCCTGGGACAACGGCCGATCGTTGATGCTGGTCTCGCCTCCGGATGAATTTGAAATCATCCAGCGGGCGGACTGATTACTTCGAGCGCATCTCACGCTGCTACCTCCTCGGCGGAGAGCCGAGTGGCCTTCGTCCCGGTGAACTTCTCGTACCGCTCGACAATCACGTCGCAGTACAGTGGGTCGAGTTCCATCAGAAACGCGTTGCGGCCCGCTTGCTCGGCAGCGATGAGTGTCGAACCACTCCCACCGAACAGATCCAGGACGTTCTCACCAGCCCGCGATGAATACTGCATCGCTCGCACAGCCAGTTCGACGGGCTTCTCGGTCAGGTGAACCATCGATTGCGGGTTGACCTTCTTGACCTGCCACAGGTCGGTTGCGTTATTGGGTCCGAGGTACACATGCGCTGCGCCTTCTTTCCATCCGTAGAAGCACCACTCATGGGCACCCATAAAGTCCTTGCGGGTGAGCACTGGATGCATTTTGTCCCAGATGATGGCTTGGCTGAAATACAAGCCATGCTTCTTGAGAAACGGCGGATAGTTCGCACAGTTCGCGTACCCGCCCCAGATGTAGAATCCCCGCCCTTCATCGAGCACCCGTGCCGCGTTGCCGAACCAGGCATCGAGCAGGCGATCGAATTCTTCATCGCTGACAAAGTCGTTCGCGAGGGGGCGGTCCTTCGCACGCAGCTTCTTCTGAGTCGGCTTGGACTTCTCCGGATGCCGCGCAACGTCCATCGATTGATGATGTGTCGTGCCTTGAAACGAACTGAGACCGGCAGCGATGGCGTTGTTGCTACGTGGCTCTACTTTGACGTTGTACGGCGGGTCCATGTTGACCAGCTGAATCGTCTGGCCACCGAGCAGGCGATCCAGGTGCTGCGGGTTGGAGGAGTCGCCACAGAGCAATCGGTGGTTACCGAGCACCCACAGGTCACCGGCTCGCGTGATCGCTTCATCCGGTGGTGCAGGAATGTCATCCGGATCGGTCAGGCCCTCGTTCAATTCCGGATTGAGTAGCCTTGCCAGTTCATCCTGATCGAAGCCCAGCAGGCCGAGGTCGTAATTGCAGGACTGTAGATCGGCCAACTCGATGGGAAGCAGGTCATAGTTCCACTCCGCCAACTCGGCCGTCTTGTTGTCGGCGATGCGATACGCCTTGATCTGCTCGGGGGATAGGTCCTTGGCCACATGGACTGGGACCTTTTCTATCCCCAGTTTCTGCGCTGCCTTGAATCGCGTGTGGCCGCAGATGATCACGCTATCGCTATCAACAACGATCGGTTGGCGGAATCCGAACTCCTTGATGCTGCCAGCGACGGTATCTACCGCACCATCATTGATGCGAGGATTGTTTGGGTACGGCTTGATGTCAGTAATCGATCGCAGTTCAATCTTCATGTTCGATCCTTCAGTAATCTTTTGAGGTGGTATTCCAAAACGTTTGGTTCGTGGTGATCGTCCCAGTCAGCGAAGTCATGTTCCTCGACAAACGGACGCTTGGTCGGCGGCATCTGGCTCCAGCGCTCGGTGCAGGCATCGCACAAGTCGTCGGTGCCTGCACGCTCGCGTGAGTTGCAAAACAAACAGAGTCGGCTATTGGGCAGGCTCAGCCGCTCGCTGCTCATGTGGCTCTCCTTTCTCGATTGGCGATTGCATGTTGCGAATGCAAGGACCACCGAATAGCAGCATCAGCAGTAGGCAGAACCAAGCCAGGTTCCAAAAGAACCGCTCCAGTCCTTGGGCTGCTGGTACGACCATCGTGCTCCAGCGATCACGGTTAGGTTCCGATTGCGTTGACATCTGTTTGCTCCTATTGGTGTTCTGACCAGAAAATAAAACTCTCTCACCCTTGGCGATTGTTCCCGCACGCGTCTCCTGTTGCAGATCACGGGGAAGTACCTATTGGGTCTGCCACAATGGCAGACGCACCACGGGCCACCGTGTGGCCCCATGTGGCGTTCAGCGCCGGCAATTGGTCAACGAGCCCATTCACACGCAACGACGCAAACGTGGGCCAACCTGGGCGACGTGTTGTGGCATGGGCCGACCATCGGAGCTTGTTTCCCTCTTTCACCACCCCTCTCATGCGCACGTGGTTACACACGCACGCGCGGGCGTATTTGCGTGAGTGGGTGAAAGAAGAAAGAAGTGGTGTGAACTCATATATCTGCGCGACGGGGTGAAAGAAGAAGGAAGTCCCAAACGCTGTATTTCCCAGCGTTCTCAGGTCGCTTCTTTCACTTCTTTCACCCCTGTTTCTCTTGTTTCGGCTCATGCTTCTTTCACCCTTCTTTCCTCGAAAATGAACTTCTTTCACCGCTCATTTGCTGGCACGCCGGCCAACTTCTTTCACCCTCCAGTACTTGCTTCACCCAGCAGCCTGTAGGCTCGTTGGGGTCGGCCGCTGGTGGTCTGCATGACGGTGAGCACGTCTCCCTGCTGCTCCAGAGTCGTCACCAATTCCTGAAAGGTCTTGGCATCGATCTTCATGCGTTTGAGGAGCACGCTGTGGGCGAGCTGCTGGGTCGGTTCGTCGCGCAGCTTGCGAATGAGCTTGAGGCACTCGGCGTGAAACGGGTTCTCCGCCACGTGGTTATGGGCCATGAAGAGCATGCGGCGAGTCTGGTGCAGCATGAAGTCCGTGGCCCAGCGCACCGCTGCTTCGTCGATCACCGGCGATTGGTGGTTGGCGCTGACGGCGTAGAGCAGCGCCAGCTTCCGCACCTGCTCCGGCACTCGGCCCCAGACCGTGGTGCCGACCGGATCGCCCCGTGATTCCGAATTGGCGTATTCGGTCTCTGAGGTTCGGCGAGCCTCGGCCAGCAGTCCGCGAGCTTCCTCGTCGGCCGCGACAATGATTGGCTGCGGATGGAACGATTCGAGGTTCCCTGAGCCAGGATTGAATTCCGACCACCACCTGGCTGTTTCGATGATCGATGCCGGAGGATTGATGATCCCCGGCTCCTGCCCAATTGCCCGGGGCCCACTTTCGACAATCAGCATGCGGGCGAAAAAGCCGTTGGTGAGCATCCGCTCGGAGAGGGAATCGTAATAGTGCGTTGGGATCGCTGTGCCGTAGACCACAAGGCACGGCTGGTCGATCACTCCCGGGGCTTCCTTGCCGGCCTTGCGCCGCATCGGATAAATGCTGTTGGCGGCCGAATACATCGTGAGCAGCGTGCCCATGATGTTTTCGTGCCGGGCATCGCGGGCTTTGTTAATGGACTGCAGTAGGCCATCGATTTCGTCGGTTTGGAACAACATCGATGGCGTGAGGAACAGCGAATCTTGAATGCCTTCACCTGACGCAAACTTCTCCCCCAGCGCCGTCACCATCCCCACCCGATGCATGATGTGGGTGTTGATCTTGCGGGGCCAATCTTTGCCGACTGAGGAATAGGCGAGCGCCAGCAGATAGATGTTGGTGCGATTATCGGCTGGGTCCCTTACTTTGCGGCCGGCCAGTACGGCCTGCAGCGAAAGTGCCCCGCAGAACGCCAGGGCGGGATTCGGATATGGTGCGGTTTCCAAGCAATGGTCCATGACCTCCGAAACGAACCCTGGAATCCGCAAGAGTTCCGCTGGCAGTGGACCGGGATCAGGGTAGGCACTTGATGGCGGACTCGGGACCAAGACTGGGCTTGGCATCAGCAAGGACAAATCGACGCCCGCATCGTCTGTCGTTTGCCCGTAGCCCTGCAGCCTTAACGCAGTCGCCGCAGCAGCGAAATCGCCACCATGCTCCAGCAGGGCGTAAACTGAAAACGGGCCGTAGGCCCGGTCGGCTTCAAAGGGCACCGCATTGGACGAGAACACGAACAATTGGTTGTTGCGGAGCGAAGCGCTCCAGCCGTGTTCTTTACCCGGTCGTCGCCAATATTCATTTTCACCACCGCGCACACGTTGCCAGCCATGTCGCTCCAGCAGCTGACGCACGTCTCCACGTTTGTTGAAATCGTCACCGGGTCGGCCTTCGCCAGGAAGCGCGGCTGGAACACGGGAAGGAGACGGCATGGTTTCGGTCAAAGCACAGGCGGCTTCGACAAGCACGGATCGCTCTGCGGCGGTTAGAACTGGCAGGGAGACGAACGAGCCTTGTTCGAGGTGATAGCCCGGCGTTGGGTCGCAGAGAAACAGCCCCCCTTCACCTCGCGTTTCGATCAGAGTCATCGTGATCTCAAAGCGGCCACTAACGCGCCGAGGAACGTAGCGTTTGCCGGCGATCACAACGGGTTCGGCGGATTCGACTGCGATGGTTCGCTGCGCCAGCTTCTGATTGCCAGGAATGGGATCTTGGCACCGATAGACCACGTGCTGGCCCCCTGACTGAGACCGCTCAATCACCAATCTCCCGACGAGGTCAGGTAACTCAGAGGCGACCATCGCTTGCCAGCGGTCGAACAGCTCCGCTTCGCCGTCGAAGTCGATCAGTTCCAAATGGCCTGACACTGCTCCGGTGAGGATGCAAGTGGCCGGAGACTCGGCGAACCAAGTGCGAACCTGTCGTTCAGTAGGGAGGCGCTGCTGGTACTGCTTCCATGCGCCGATCGCTGGACGCTTCTCTGATGGAATAGCAGGAAGAACACACAGACCGGCGTTGAGATAAGTGATTGCGGATTCGTTCAAGCACATCGCTCCTTCTAACCTCGGTCCGGACTCAATCCTGAAAAGATCAGCCACACAACTAGATCAGCTCAATTTCCTCGACTTCGAAATTCCGCTCCTGGTCAGAAGTGACGAGGTAGTGCCTAAAGTCGATTTTGGTAATGAAGCGGCTGGGTGCTGAAAGTTGGTTCCGCAGCGAAGTGCAGGCTTCGCTGAATTCCTTTGATGCTGCTTCGAAGCGAGCCATCGCTCGCAGGTAGCGTCCGACTGCCAGAGTAGTGTTCACGCGGTGTTCGATGTCGCTCTCATTGCTTGACATAGCTTCCAGTTCAACCTTTTGAATGAATGACTTGTTGATGGCTCACTAAAACGGAATCTCATCGGGATCGAACTCCAGATGTTCACTGGCTGGAATCCCTTCGGGCATCGGTCCAAGCTCGTAGTCGATGATGCGTTCGTACGGATCACCCGCTACAGAGCGCACCTTGATGGCTAGGGTGGGGGCGAGACCACCTCCCTCGATGATTTCAATGGCTCGCTCGACGCTATCTGGAACTGGGTCTGGGGAACGTCTGCGCCACCAAGCGACAGCCTTCTGGCGGGCATAACCATCGTGTTCGAAGCAGATCCATTCCGACTTGTATTCGTGCCAGCCGACTCGGTAGTCGACGCGGAGTGTGCGAGGAGCGTCGTCGCTGGCACCTCGCTTGATGTGGATGCTGTAGTGAATGTCTTCGACCTGAAATTTGGTCGTGGTGACTTGGCCAGAGAGAATGCCAGCTTCACTGGCCTTTGGATCGTGCTGCTGACGATCGGGTGGAGGGAACACGTATCCGCATTGCGGACAGGTAGCAAAGCCTGCAGCAATGACTGCCTGACAGCTCGGGCATTCCTTCGCCGGTGCTTTGCCATCCCCACGGTCCATCGTGGTGACCTTGATTTCATCCACTGGACCATGTCGCAGCACGTTGCCGCCGAAGTCGAGGACCAGGCAATTCTCTTTGCTTGGATGAAGGCGGAAACCGCGACCAACCATCTGGTAGTAGAGCCCCGGCGACATTGTCGGCCGGACGAGCGCGACGCAGTCGATGTGGGGCGCATCGAAACCGGTGGTCAAAACATTGACGTTGCAAAGATACTTCAGCTCACCGGCTTTGAACCGGGCCAACGTGGCGTCCCGCTCTGGGATCGATGTTTCACCACACACGAAACCACACTCGACGCCATGTTCCTCAGACAAGACCTCCACGATGTGCTGACCGTGCTGGACGCCAGAGGCAAAGATCAAGCATGCCTTCCGCTCCACCGTGTACTCCATAATCTCGGAGGCAGCTGAACTGACCAGCGTTTCCTGGTCCATCAGCGACTCCACTTCGTCCGAGATAAATTCACCGCCTCGAATATGCAGCGATGACATATCGGCTTTCGCGCGACCTGCTTTGCTGATCAGCGGGCAGAGAAACCCATCGCGAATCAGCTCGCGAACACCGACCTCGTAACAAATGTGATTGAGGAATCCATCCGGCGTGCAGATCGGGCCGGTCTTGAGTCGGTAGGGCGTCGCCGTGAATCCGATGATCCGCAGTTCGGGATTGATCACCTTGGCATCGGCCAGGAACTGCCGATACATCCCGTCGCCTTCGAGCGGAATCAAATGGGCCTCGTCCACCATGATCAAATGGAATGCATCGAGTTCGCAGGCCTTCTTGTAGACTGACAGGATGCTGGCCACGATCACCGGGTATTGGGTATCACGCCGCTTGAGGCCAGCCGAGTAGATCCCAAAGCCAATCTCAGGACACACGACCGTCAGCTTGTCTGCCGTCTGCTCGAGTAGTTCTTTGACGTGCGCCAGGATAAGAACCCGACCACCCCACAGCCCCACGGCATCTTTGCAGATACTTGCCATGATGGGAGTCTTCCCGCCGGCCGTCGGAACGACCGCGCACGGGTTGTCATCGCGGGAGCGAAGGTGATCGTAAACCGCTGTTTTCACATCTTCCTGATAAGGTCGAAGTGTGATCATCTACTTAGACACCTCTCGGATTTGAACAATGGTCTTGCCGCCTTCGACAGGCTGTCCCCTCTCGATCGAGAGCCGGACGATCTGACTGTCATCGCAGTAGGCACCGCCGTGCTGGAGTGCATCGAGCAAGGCCTTTTGCACGTTGTCGATGTCACGACGCCGGCGATCCGGTGGATGAACGACAACGTCAACGATTAGGGGGCCGTTCAATGGCTGAATCCCCCGCGAGGCGAGGAGCGAGCAAACCGCAGCGCGGAATGCTCGCCCCCCGCGAGAAATGAGCGTCCGTGCTCCAACACGCCGCCAGTAGTGGTTCACACTTGGCGGATAGGGAAGGTGGAACTCGACCATTACGATCGCTTCCACGGTGGAGAGCTGTTGTTAGAAGGTGGTGCGCTGGCAGGTTGGCCGACTTGATTCGGCGTCTCCCGCTTTGCGAACCCCTTGATCTCGTTGACGATGTCGCCAGTGTCATTCCGCTTCTTGCAGCGGACATGAATCACTAGCGGCAAGTTGTGCAGCTCCACCGAATCCCTGGGAGAGAGCACTCCGACAGCCCGACAGATGGCGGACAAGTCCGCACGTGCGATTTGAACAGCAACCGCGTTCGGGTTATCAAGATTTAGGCGTGTCCAAATCAAGCGATTCTGGAACTCGCCCTCGACGATTTGAAACGTCAACTGGAGCAAACTGCCCGTTCCCGCCTTGTTGGGTTTCATCTCGCTGTCGGTGATGACCGCCAGATATTTGCCAGCGGGAATCGGATCGAAATCTCCGGTTGGTTCGACTTGGTTGGCATCAAAGCCATTCAGATCAGCCATTGCTATTGGTTCCTTGTGATTGGGTAATTGCTTGAACAAATGCCGCCCAGGAGAGCGGCAACTCTTCGACGATTCCGTACCGGTTCTTGGCGACACATGAGGGGCCACCAACACACCGGAGAATTCGCTCGCCACCACCTTTGCCGATGGCATGAGCGATCGTTCGTTTGCGATTGAAGCCCGCATCTTCCGACTGCGTTCGCATCTTCCTCGTGGCGAATAGAACGGCATCGCACCATTCGCTCATCAGCGCGGCTGCGTGTTTGTGCAACCGGGGGCTGTAGCGGTCGTAAGGCGACGATTCGGGGTCCTCGAATCGTTCGACCTTGCTGTGCGCGATGAGCAGCACAACCATTCCGCGTTGGTTCCGCAGCGCATTGAGGTGCTCGATGATTTCCCGCCAGTAGGTCAGCGCGAGCGTGTAGCCCTTGCTGTAACCACCAGCGACCTGTTCGATCGAGGTCGCGTTGTGTTCTGCACACAAGCGATCGAAGACCAATCGCTCGAGCCAATCCAACGAATCGATTACCACGGTCTCGTAGTCATGCGATTCGCGCTGCAGATCCGCCAAGGCGGAGATCACCTCTTCGTACTTGGTCGCCAGCGGAAACTTGTCCACTTCGATCTCATCCAAGCCGTCTTCACACTGAATGAAGACGGGCTTGGGAGCCTGAGAAGCGAAAGTCGACTTGCCGACGCCTTCGATGCCGTAACAAAGAATTCGAGGTGGCTTCGCAGAGCGCCCCCGCTGAAGTTTTGAGAGCATGCTCACGCGGCCACCCCCTTGCATGGTTGTTGCTTGGAAACGCGTTCGACGTTAAACGCGTCTGGTCCGAACTCGCGAGCGATGAAGCCCGTGAAGAGTCGGTTGAGGTCTCGTCCGACCTGCGTGCCCGCGTCGATGACGAGGGCACGCGTGTTCGGATCGAGGTAATGAGCCGCATCAAGCCGAGTCTGGGCTTCGCCATGCAGGCTCTCTGTTGCCATGACAGCCAGCAGGAATGAGGCTTCGACTTCTTCAATGGGCAAGTCCGCAGTGAAGCGGTAGCGATAGAGGTCCTTGTTCATCACATCTCCTTCTGAGTTTCGTGTAGGTCTCTATCTGCTGACCTACCCGGCTCGAAGGAGATCTGACGATCAGGATTCCAAATAGTCGCGCAGTCCCGCTTCTTCAAAACGAACACGGATTCGCTTCATCCACTCGTTGAGCGTGGTACGAGGGACGCCCATTTCGCGAGCGATCTCCGGCATCGTCATGCTCGTTCGGAGTGCGATTAGCTTTCGCCACTGGGGTGGCAGCGTTTGGATGATGGCGGCCAAATCCATTGCGAGATCGCTGAGTTCCTCTGCGCTTCGCTTTTCACGGCAAAGCCTCGCATCGAGTTCGCGATCGCCGATCGTTTGGACCAACTCTGTCGGTCCCTCCTCGGCAACTTCGATCGTCACGTTCAGAGACGTGATTCGACGATGGTCTCGCTTCCCAGCTTTTTTGTCGCGCAGGACATTGGCCACATATCGCTCCACCACGGCCGTGACGTATTTGTTGCGATGGCCAACGTCAGGATTGAATCGAGACAGGCTTTGGAGCACTCGCCTGAAAAGCTCTTGTTCCAAGGCCTCACGGTCCTGGGGCGTGAACCCAGCCTGACCAATCAGCTGGCCAACTTTCTTCTTAATGATGCCGCGGATGAAGCGATCTTCACTCGGATCAAACTCTTCAAAGACCAACATTCGAAATACTCCTCGCCGGCGAGGAGCGGCTGGCGTGAGCGCACGACGAGTGGCGAAAGGAGTGCAGGCCAACGAGAAAGCGGAGGCGATGCGAGTCGCGCCATATTCGGCGTCGCTCACAATCGCCTCCGCTTTGCGGCCGGCAAAAATTGTCGAGAAACTAAAACTCAATACAGATGGATGGACGAAGTGGGTGCCTAACCCGAGTGCTTAGGCGCATCCCTCCGTTACCAGCATTCGGAATGGAAGTCCGTGCTTTACCTCCAGCACGTCTACGACCCCGTTTCGGATCTCGTCGAAGTACTCAAACAGCTCAACAACCTGCTGTTTGAGCTGGAAGTTGCTCGCGTGGATTTCCGGGCGAGCACCATTTTCCGAGGCAAACTTGTGTTCCCGAACGACGATTGGGTTGGGTTCGAAAAGCGGTTCACCGTTTTGGAATCGAATCGACTCCAAGCGGCCAAAATTGACTTTCTGGAGCAATTCCAGCAACCGGCGACGGTTGGGGGAAAGCGATTCCTTATCGCGATAGATAGACATAGCGGCTTCCTCTGGACTGCGCCTCGATTCCGCCACCGGCTGTGGCTTTTGAAATCAGGCAGGACAGAGGAATGGCTGCTGGTCACATTTGAGGAGTAAAACCCCTGAAATCCACGGGAAAAACAGCAGTTCGCGTGGTCATGACCACTTTGAGGTGGTCACGACCGGCCGGAAACTTTGTGAGTTCGCTGATCGCGTTTCTGGTCTTTTACGGCTTCGGCCAGTTCCCGAGCTTCTTCGTCCGTCATGGTCCCGTCCCGCAATCGCTCCACTATCACCTCCGCTTCATCGCGGCCCAGTGCCTTGCGCACGAGCTTGATCGTTTCGTTTCGGACAACAATGTCCAAGCCAGAAACTGACGATTCTGCAGCATGCTTCTCGATTGCGATATCAAGTCCGACTTTCTGAAGTGACGATTGGTTTCGCTTTTTGCCGCGAGAGATTCCGAGTTCATCTGCAATTGCCTGCCAAACCAATGAATTAGTGACCATGGCACCCGATTTGACTCCCAAGGCTCGGACGATACTGTTTCTCCCGTAGATTTCTTGTGCAGCGGACTTGGCTCCAGGACGATTGGCCCGGACGCCAGCAACTAGGTCCGAGTAACTGGAAGCACGCTCCGCCTTATACTTACGGATCGCCTCATCAAGATCGATCTGCGTCCAGGCCCTCACCGGGACTGCTTGCTGTGTTCCTCGTTTGCGTTGATTGGTCTTGGACGAGGCTCGGACGCGTTTGCTTTGCTGTTGCTCAAGCACACTCTGAAGGGCCTGTAATCGCTGTTTTCCTTCGGCTGTAAGAAGTAAGCGTTCTCCTTTTCCGAGTTCCAAGCATTCCGTTAGTGGAAACAGGTGACCGTTGCGCTTGTTGAGCCAATCCTCAACCATCGACTGCACAAATCGACTTGAGGGAGTTAGCAAGGCCAGGCCCCGCGGTTCGTTGGCATCGAAAGATTGGAGAAAGTCGAGTAGGTCTTTGGACTTGCGGGGGATCGCAAGAAAGGCTGGCATGTCGAATGGACGAATGGTTCCGACTCGGATCGGAGTAAGTCTGGTTGGCGGGAGCTTCAGAGAATCCCAGCCAAACGCGACGATGACTGCTTCGCTCAGTTTGGCCGTATTCAATCTATAAATCAGGACGTCGGTCTTGCTCAGCGGCACGACTGAATCGTCGCGGTCGTTAATCCCAACGATGTCATCGTCGGAATGTCGCACTACCCGGCGATGGGAATAAGAATCCTCGACAACCGGGATGCTATCGGCAAGCCGATCGGTCAGAAGTAGAAATCGCTTGAGTGATTCAAAATCATCACCCAAGCGTTGTTTCCACTCAGCTCCAGAGGCGGAGAGTCCTGGCAGACTTTCTAGTGCTTGCCAAAGCCTATGCAACGGCCGCATGGGAACCTACTCCGGCATGGACGATGAATCCTCGCTGTTCAAGCCAACGTTCGAGCACCAAAGCGTCACTGTCCCGAGTGTACTGGGCAACGTTTGGAGGACGGATGGTGACTGACCTTGCAGTTTTAGAGTCTGTGAATTTGACTTTCAGGACAGCCTTCGTGATCAGCGGAGATTCCGGCAAGTCGCTGCCCCGTTCTTCAAATGAGGCGAAGACGTCGCTGGCCTTTCGAATCTCGATCTCGTGGTACGCGCCGCCCCAAAAAAACTGCACTTCCGTCAACGTAATCGACTCGATTCCCTCGATATCTCCGCAAGCCATAGAGGCAAGGCCATACTGCCGGAGCGGTTCGAGCGTGTACTTCTTGTTGATGTTGAAAAACTGCTTGTCGCCGAAAAGGTGCTCAGCTAATTGCTCGCGGTACAGCTTTTTCTCACCAACCAGATCGGCGTTGATTCGGAGCTCTCCCAAATGACGGTTGTAAACAGCCACGTCGTACTTGAGTGGACGGTAGCAGACGCTTTCGACAACCGCACCTTCCAGGCTTTCCTCACGCTTGAAGGTCTGTCCGTGACGAATGAGAAACCAAACGTCGTCTTCGCGTGGGTACACAAACAGCCGAGATCCACGGCCTCGCTTCTTCTTTTCAAACCAGTCGTCGAATGTCTGCTCAATAGCTCGCTGCGATGTTGGCGCAGGCGTGCTCAGATCAGGAATGTCCTGTCGGTCGGTTTTGAAGTACTCGAACGACTTGGGGCGGAGCAGGTGTCGCTCGGCGTGTTTGCGTTCGAGAAGGTCACGATCCTGGAGCCAGACTTGAACAGCCACATCAGCAGGTGTGCAATCGCTGTCAATGGCTAGACCGGGGTTCGATTCAGCGTCCAGAAGCAGGTCCATTGCCTCCGTCGTTGCCATCTCGTCGATCAGAAACAGCGAATCGAGCAACTCCCGAGGGGTACTGGCATCCGGATTCAGGAAGATGTCAACCAATTGGCTGTAATCCAGGTCTTGCGCATTGTTGGGTGCCGGCAAAGGACAGCCGCGATGCTGGAAAAAACTGCTGTAATCCCCCAATAGTCCCAGTAATCGATGCGGCGCAATCGACTTGAGTGTCCCAGGGTTCGAGAAATGCCTTAGACGATACGTTGCCATATTTTTCCACTCCTTTGCCTTCGGCTTCGGGAAGTAAACTGCAGCCCGGGCCGAACTCTCTGGAGCTCTGAAAACCTGAGGGCGTCCGTGTACGCTAAACAGTAAACGGTAAGTTTACTGAAAAAGCGATCCAATGCTAGCAGGGTTTCAAAAAAGAAGATTCTCGCGGTTTCGGCTGAGAAATTTCATGTTTTCCAGGCGGATTCGCATCGCATCTGGAGATACCGCAAACAGTTCAGCCATGGGGCGGCAGGCGTTTTCGAACAGCAGGTTGTCCTCAGACTTTTCGTTTGACCAGTATGGTCCGCGTTTAGCGGCCTCCGCGACGAGGATCGCTTGCCTATCCTCTCTTAAGTCATCGAGATAAATCGGCTCCAGATCGCCTCGCCACCCTTCCCATGCCTTCTTGATCAGCTCACGAGGCATCAGAAGGCAAGACGCAAATCGATTCGCTTGGTACTCAAGCGGATCAGTGTCACTGGACCGGCAAATGTATTCGGGCCGCTCCACGTGATCTGGCAAGAGCATTGGCTGATTGGCGTTCTTGACGAAGAGGTGGCGATGAAGTTGCCAATGACCAATTTCGTGAGCGAGGGTGAACCTGTAACGTCCCAACATCGATGGGTTATCGTTCGGCTCCAATCGGTGATCTATCCCGATTCGTCGTTGGTTCACCCACAACGCACCATGAACATCATCGACACCGAAAAGCGACTGCATGTCATCAAAAGTCAAACGCAGTTCCAAGTGAATCTCGGCGATCTCATCCACTGGAACTGCCGGAGCCGCAACCTCGCCATGCTCTTGACCATACTTTGCCAGCAACAATGCAGCTTCGTCTTCGAAATCCTGATCAGTCAGGAACGGCAGCTTTCCGTTTTGTGAAGACGAACGCTTTGTCATCGCTATTTGTCCTTTTTGCTCTTATCCCGCTTCATTTCCTCAGCGCTTTCACGGAGTTTTCGCAGTTGTTCGGCCGATAGACCTCGGACTGCACGCAACAGATCTGGAACTTCTGTCTTTGCCTGAATAATCGCAGGCAGATCGTCAGCTACGCGACCTGCCAGCGCAATCAGTTCATCGGGGTTTTCTTCAAGCAGCTCTGCCATCCGCTGAACTCGCTCAGCTGTTGGAGGATCCACGTTGGATTGCTCGACCTGAGACAGATAGGTTGGGCTTATACCTACAAGTTCCGCGAACTTTCGAAGACTAAACTTCTTTGCAATCCGCTTTTCCCGAAGCACATCGCCAAATCGCTGTAGCTTCTTGGTCATGAGTTAATACCCCTGCCGGCATGCATCAGAGATAGCTCAAGCATTTCCCGGATGTACGTGTCTCTATCTTCTTCTTGGAACAATATGTGCTGCTCCATCATCGCGGATTTGCTAACGCCCCAAAGCGTCGCCATTACGTGAGATGGCGTATTTGAGACAATGAATGAGTGAAGGCTTACACTCGAATCGTTCAGACGAACCTCGATCTCTTTGATCGTCTGAAAAAACTGTATTTTGGGATCAGCAACGCCAATATGCCGAATACTTTTCGGATCAACGAAGATGATGTGCTGTTGGCCACCGATGAGCAGCCAAAGAATAAAGTCGGGGTGGAAGTTTCCAGCTTCGAAGAAACCGACACCTCGACCTTTACTGAGGTTGCGGAGCAAGTACAGCTCTTTGCTCTTGAAGAATCCGCCGTCGTTGTCGTGGAATGCTTTGAGGTCTTCGACAAACTCCCTTTCACCCTTATTCAACGGAACGGGTGTTATCTCCACGACTTTATCCTGCATATATAGCAGCGGCTGATAGAGGTGTTTGCCAAACCAGATCGATTTGATGCCTCGGAATTCCAATGGTTGCAGTTCGCCCTTTTCGATGGCAGCCTTGAGCTCCTCCAATTTGGCGACGATCTCCTCCTCCGACCGATCAATCAGGATACGGTAGTATGGATCGCCTGGAGTTTCGCCCGCTCCAAGCATGTTCGGATCGTTCTCGCTGAGATCCTGATATTCCAGGTGCGGCAACTCCCAGTCGCGCTTGCAGAAGGTGTAGTATCGTTCGGTGTACTTCTTCAGGAGCGCCAGGGCAATCCCACCCCAGACAGCCACTTTCTCGTACCGATCAAACGCCATTTCCTCAGCAGGGATCAGCAGGCGATACCAGCTTTGATCGGCGAGTAGTTCGCAAATGCCGCTTCGCGTTAGGTTGAGGTTGTACCATCCCCTTTCGGCCTTATACCGCTCCAGTTCGAAGTACAGATGGTCGAGATTCAAGAACGCCACGTGCTTCGCGGATAGATGCGTCTGGTTCGGCGTGGCCACCTGGTCGCCACCGGCAACGCCGCGGGACTTCACCGCGTCGATCTTTGGATACCAATTGAGTACGACCTGGTTCTTTTGAAGGTATTCCGGAGGCTTCTGCACCGTTGGCACCGGCCCCAACTTGCGGAACGCATCGCCGAACTCTGTGCTTACTCCGTTGATCGCCTTCTTCAGTCGGATCATTCGCAGCTTCTGCGTGCCGAGCCCCTTGATCACCGGCAGCAGGATCTCAAGTCGGTCGTCATTCTCCGGCATCCCCTCTTCCTTGAGGAACTCGCGGAATTGGGCCATGTAATCGGCATGGATACCGAAGATGCCCAGCGTTTCCAACGTGCCGATGTGCTTCGGCCGCTCCACGCCTTCGGGCAGGCGAGCCTTGCCGCTACGTTTCAGACTCATACCGTATCCCTTCAGCCGCACCCCACGGCCAAAGAGTTGTATGATTTGGGCTCCTTCGCCTTTGCCGACATTCATCAATCCCATCGTGCTGACGCGCCAACTGCTCCATCCTTCGGTGAACTTCTTCGAACCGATCAACAGGTTGACCGTTGAATGCGGTTTATTGATCTCATGGAATAGGGAGCCGGAGAACTCCCGGTCGCCAGTGGCGATCCCAGCTTTGCCGCAGAGTTCCACGAGCTTGGCATCGTCGCCGACGTTGATGACACCGAACGCCTCGTTCTCAGCCCCCAGACGGAGTGCTACTTCACCGGTCGCGCCCTTGAGATTCTCAACGTAAAGCTGCCCGCCGCCCTGAGCATTGAAAAGAATGGCGAGCGACTCGTTGAAAATCTGCTCAGCCGAGAGGCCGATTGTGTTTAGGTACGTGAACCGGCCTGCGAAAAGGTTCTCCTTCTTGGCTGTTTCCAACCCTTGATGAAGCACATGGTGGATGCGACGAACACTGCCTGCCCGGTCCGAAACGTAACGCCCGAGGAATTTAAGAATTTCCACGATATCCGAAGCGTCCCGCGTCGCTAGCGTCTTGGTCACGCTACCGCCGACGAAGATCCAGAGCGGCTTATCGATGTTGAACGGCCGGAAAGTGCTTTCCTGATCGCGGAATAGCTTCTGCTGCTGAAAGAAGGTGAGCAAGCAGGCGACCAGGTAGAGTTCAAGGTGATCTTTCTGCGTACCCTCGTCCAAATTGAGGATCTGGTAATCCTTCCCGAAGCCGTCACCGTAAAAATATCGGTAACTATAGTTGAACAAGATACTCTTAGCGTACACGTCGATGAGTTTCGGATTGCCGCTAACCGCTTGCTGGAACGTGGCCGAGTACTCGAACGAGAACCCTTTCTCACACAACGCGTTGCGGGCTCTCATCCAAGCTCCATCTTCGCCACCGCTGGCCCCGCGGTGCCCTTCGTCGACCAGCACTAGGTTGTTCCCCTCAAACGACTCGATGGCAACCGTCTTCTCCTTCGCCTCCTCGGAGAGTTTAGTTACCTCCAGAATCTCAACCGGCTGCTTACGGAACAAGTCCGTTGTCGCGTCCTTGTTGAACATCTCCGCTTCGATGTCGGCAACAGCGAACTCACGCAAATGTTGCTGGCTCAAACCCTCATTCGGTGTAAGCAGAATGATCCGGTTTAATTCGTTGCGACGACCATGCTTCTCCAGGTAGAACTGGTATTGCAGGATATTCGCGTGCATCAGCAGAGTCTTGCCGCTGCCCGTTGCCATCCAAAACGCAAGCTTGTTCAACTGCAGCCATGCCGGCTCCGTCTCGTCGAGCAGGCAGACGTGATCCGCTTCAGGAACACCATCATTGAACTTCGCTGCCCGTTCGTTGAGCGCCTTGCGGAGTTCTTCTGGTCTCGCGAAGTACCAATCGAGATACACTTCCGTGAAGAGCAGTGCCAAGTACTGAAAGTATTTCCAGACAATCGGCTCTTCGCCGTGAATGATCCGGTGTTCGTTGAGTTTCTGCGTGTGTATGACAATGTTCTGGTCGTATTCCAGTAGTTGTTCAGTGGTCAGCCAAGTCATGTTGAAAAGCTGACTCGTCAATGCATGGTGGAAGCGGTGGACGTTGTTTTCGTCCAGGCCTTCGTGCCCCTCTTGCCGCAGATGTTCTGAGAGTTGCTCCAGTCGCTCGACACCGAACAGGCTGAGAAGCCATTGGTTCAGAACCAGTTTGAACGGAAACGGTACCTGCGGCTTGTTGTTAACGCGCCCCCGGGTCGGACGGGTTGCTGCGGAAGCAACGCTTGTGGTCGAAGTATTCTTACGTGGTCTTCCGCGTGGCATCAGACGCTCTCCCCAGAGAACATGAGCCGTTGGAAATCGTCCTCGATCAGCCGGACTTTCCATGTGTCATCCGGCGTTTTAAGGTTCTCCAGGTTGTTGCCACCGTTGACGTAAATCAGGCCGAACTCTGTGTCCTTGCTGCTGTAGCCCTGCTTGGTGAACCACTCGTCCAGCACCAGGTTATCTTCCTCCGGTTTACCCGTGAGTTTCCGCCAAATGACGAGCGCCTTGCGGCCATCCGGCATGGTGCCGGTCACGGTACGAAACCAGTACGGTCCGACTGCGTCCGGCTTTAGCCGGCCATTAAGCTGCAATCGCCTTTCGTCGTCGCGTTCAAACTTGGCACTGAATACCTGCGGAGTTGAGATGTGCTCAACTGTTAGTCCCAGAAGCCAGTTGAAGGTTTCCAGGAGGTCGACGTTCACCTCGCGGCTTTCGTCGCTACCGGGGCGTTTAACCACCAATTTGTACGCAGTTGGATCGGTGAATGCAGCCACATTCAGCAGGCTCTGGCTTTCCCGGGTCTCCACTTTCAACAGGTATTGCAATATGTATTGTTCGCGAAGCTTTTCAGGCCCACGCGCCTCGGCAGCATCGAGCAGGCTTTGCTGGTCGGGCGAGCGCTTCAGTTTCAAGTTGTTGAGAGTGTCCTCGTAGCTTTCGAGTCGGACGATCTTGAACACCCGCGGCCCCCGTTCGATCTCCTCCGTCTTCGCCAGCCGTTTTGGTTGGCCGTCTTTCCATTCTGGCGTGAACGCCACCTTCTTGAGACGCGGCAGCAGAACGGTGTCGAAGTAGTCAGCCATTTCTACGAGAATCAACTTCCGCCGAGCGCCATCCCCGCGGTTAAGGTTGATGACGGCATGGCCGGTGGTGCCAGAACCGGCGAAGAAATCCAAATCCACGTCACCTCCAAGATGCTCGAAAAAGTACTCAAGCAGCCCAACGGGCTTCGGCCTCGCAAACGCTCGTTCAGGAAAACCAAGGTGTTCCAGAGTTTCGGAACCACGTTCGCTATTGAACGGCTTTTCGTCCCATACACTCGTTGGAAAAACTCTTTCGTCGTCAGCAAGTCTATCTTTCTCAAAAACGGTCCACTGTTGTTTCTGAGGCTGGTACTTGGCGATTAATCGAACTAGATTCTGCTTCGCTGTTGCGTATTCCCACCTCCAACAGCCCTTAGTCTCAGAATCCTTCATCGGCCAGATTAGAAAGTAGCCACTCGGTGCTTTCGTATCTCCTAATGGAAGTGGTATTAGGTCGCTCGTGCTCTCGTTGTAAGCGAAGGCATACGCCATGCGTGGCCTGTCTGTTGCGAGATCATTATCCCCTGTTTTTCGCAGATCTATCTCACGATACTTTCCCTCTTCGTCCTGTAATCGATATCTGCGCAAGACTTTATCCTGCGGATGCCAGCCGTAGCTGACCGAACCTTCGCCAGCGAATAAAAGAATGTTGTCGTGGGCAGTTGGCAAATGTTTCTGATCCGAACGGCCCTTTGGATTGTTTACGTTGACTATTGAGTTGACAAACTCCATACCGGAAAGAACTGAAGTTATAGCAAGTTTGCCGTCGTACATTTGCCGCTTATCAATACTCATTCCAATAAAGCAATCCTGGACCTGCTGCAAAACATGTGAGAGCGAGACGCGATCTGAAATCATCGACAACCATGTCGAAGATTTGTAATTGTCTTTGTAGTCAAACCCATCACTGCCAGTGTTATACGGCGGGTCGATGTACACGCACTTCACCCGCTCGCGGTACCGGGCCTGCATCAGGTTCAAGGCTTGGAAGTTCTCGCTGTGGAACAGCACGCCGTCGGTCTTGGCGTCGAGGTCGCCGAGGGCGTCGAGCAGCCGGGCGGTGAAGTCGGCGTCGAAGTGCCGCGTGTCGATCATCAGGGAAGAGTTCGCCTTCAGGAACTCCGCACTCTTGAGCTTCACCTTCTTGGAGAACAGGCCGTCGTCATCCTTCTTCAATTCCGAAAGTTGATGCAGCGTTTCCCATTCCTGCCACTGGGCGGCATTGGCCACGATCTCCGGCAGGAACTCCTCCGGAATCTCCTTGAGAGCCACGCAGTACTGAGTTTCGACGACGAACTTCTTTTTCAGCCAGAGGGCCTTCTGGAAGTCCTCCAGTTGGGCCAGGAAGGCGATGATCTTGCCGGCGATGCGGCGGATGACCTTGATCTTGGAGAGGTACTGCTCCACCCGCGGGGCCGATTCGTTCTCGATGTCGTCGAGCATCATGACTTCGTTCTTTATGAAGAAATCGAGTTCGCGTTTTAGGAATCCGCCCAAGTCCTTGTGGATGAAATAGTCAAAGGTGTTGCGGCCGACATAGCGGTTCAGGTGGGCGCGCAGGCGGTTGTAATCCGCCTTCTCGCCGTCGGCTTTGATGTGCGGCTTGGCCAGTTCTGCCACCCACGAGGTCAAGTCTCTGCCGTCGGCAGTCAAGATGCGGGCCTCGGCGATGGCTGTAAGTTCCTTTTGCGCTGGCGGCTTGGTCTTGCCGGAACGCACGTCGTCGGGCCAGTCGGTCAGCGTGGCCGGCCGATACTCGAAGCGGCAGACCAGTTCGTCCGCTTCCATGGATGTGAAGTTCGTACTCGCAAGAATGAAAGCGCGATCTTTGCCCGCTGCGGCCTTGACATTGCCGTGTTCCCCCTCGGCCACGTCGGCCAGCCGGAAATGGACCCGCATCGGATTGGAATCGTCGTCCGGCTTAAGGCGGAAGGCGTAGTCGCGGAGGTATTCGCTGGTCTTGATGTAGTACTGGTCGTGGTTGGCCCAGTAGAGCTTCACCTCTTCACCGTCATAGGGAATAGCGTATTTGCCGTCCTTGGAATACCTTCGCTTGGAGACGAAGTCACCATCTGAGTAGTACCGGCTGAAAAAACTGAGGAGGTGGTCGTAAACGTCGTTTTCAAGGCTGGCGATATCGACAGAGTCATTCGCGAGCTTGGCGCGAAGTTCTTTCACCTTGGGCGACGTTTCCGGATCGACTTCCGCTGCGTTAAGACCCGCGACGACCTTGTCGAGTTCCTTCTGCAACTCGGCTTTGTCCGCCGTCTTGTATTGCCCAAACTCCGCCTTCACCTGCGGTAGCAATTCCTTTTCCAAGAAAGCCGTCACTTCCGCAGCCTTGGCGTGCATGATGCGGTACAAGCCAAAGTCCAAGTCGGGATGATCGAGTTGAAACAGCTCTTTCAAGATCTTTTTGAGTTTCTCGAACTTCTGGCTCATCGTCGTATTCGTTCCTTCGTGGGTGTTTCGTGCTGTTGTTACTCAACCGACCAGCGGATGGTAAATAGGATGGTGTTACTGGTCCGCTGTGCGAGTCGCTTCTCCAGTGAATCGATCAAAGCGTCTCGCTTTTCAATAATTTCGTCCTCCGCCTTGAAGATATCCTGCCGCTGGCGTCGCTTAATCTTCTCCAGCTTTTGAATTTCTTCTTGGATACGGTGCTGTTCAGTCAGCGACTCTGCTTGCCGTGACTCCCGCAGCAGGACCTTGATCTTTTCTTTGGTGTCTCGCAGTGCTTTCTCGGCAGCTAACACCATGTCATCTGCCCAGCGTTCCAGTTTTTCGCGGGCCTGCTGAAAGTGACGATTGTTGGATTCGAGCGAGCGGCTAACAGTTGCTGCAGAGTGTCGCTTCGATTCCCCAACAAGCCTCGTACCTACGGCATCAGGGATAGTTCCGTCCGCTTCAATGCGAGCATCGCACTGAAATAGCTTTTCCAGGGTTTCTTGATCAAGAGAACAGCCTTCATCATCAAAACCCGAGAAGAGCAGATACTCCTCTGTCTCGAATGAGTCGATAACCTGATGGCTAAGTGCGAGAAATCCGCTTTTTCCCCGAAGCTGTTCAACGACGCTAAGTCTCGTCGGATGTTTGCTTACATCAAAGACAACGTGGGCTGGCGGAGTCTCTACTTGTTTGGCTCGGTCGATCACAAACTCTCCGAGTGGATGCGAAATTCGGTAGAGATACTGATTCACGTCATTTTCCGAGTCATGCGATGCCTGAGGCTGGGACTTAGAGATGAGGTGGTACCGACCAGATGGAACCCCTTCGCAGGGAGGCTGCCGCAGGTAAAACGCCAGCTGTTCGTCATCGAATTCAGCGTTCGCACTGAGCATCGCGTGAGTTACAGACCAGAAACGTCTGCTCACCCGATCGAGCTGCGCCTTCGTGTCAGCCAACTTGAGCCGAAGACGTTCGTGAACGTCTTCATCGAAATGCTCAAGGAGCGTCTTTCTCGTGTCATCGAGCCGCGTTCGGATTTGCTCGTCCATCTCTTCCTGGAGCCTCCGAAACGCCGCGTCAATTTCTTCGGGGGTTCGGCATTCCTGGTAGATTGCCAGGATCCGTTTCTCGAAGTCGACACCAGATTCGATCGACCCCAGAACCTCATCGGAAGCGCCAAAGACGCCGTTAAAAAGGTTGAATTTCTCCGACAAAAGCTCTAGAACGCGCTGGTCAGCCGCATTCCTCTCGTTTAGGAAATTGATCACGACAACATCGTGTTTCTGGCCGTAGCGATGGCAGCGTCCGATGCGTTGCTCGATTCTTTGTGGGTTCCACGGGAGGTCGTAGTTAACAACCAAAGAGCAGAACTGAAGATTCACGCCTTCCGATGCGGCTTCCGTAGCAATTAGGATAGCTGCATTGTCCCGAAAGTGCTCAATCAAGGCTGTTCGTACATCGACCGCACGCGAGCCGGTCGCGCGACCGTTCTCACGATTCTCTGCCACCCACCGTTCATAAATGCCAGTGGCTTCTGGACCGCTATTGGTCCCGTTGAAAAGCACGACCTGACCGCTATGGCCATTGGCTTCTAGGTAGGTTTTAAGGTGCTCTTGAGTTCGTCGAGACTCAGTGAAAATGATGGCTTTTTTTGCTGCTCCCAAACCCGTCAGAGTCTCAAAGCCAAGTTGAAGAGCGGTCAACAAAGTCCGGGTTTTTGTATCGACCCCGATCCCGTTTGCCCATCTTCCCAGACGAGCGATAACATCGATTTCCTCCTTCAGCTTATTTCGGTCGATGGGGGCAGCAGCGGCTGTTTCGTCTTCGCCTTGATCATCCCCATTCAAGATCTCGTCCAGGAGTTCGTCTTCGATCTCTTCGCCTTCGATGAGTGATTCAGTGAATTCCAGGTCATCGACGACCTGTTGGTCTCGCAGCGTTTCGAGACGTTCACGCAAGGTTTCGAGTGTTGCGGCGATTGCTTGAGACGAAGATGCGAGCAGCTTTCGCAGAATCAGCGCTGTCAAATGGCGCTGGCGCTTCGGCAAAGCGTAACTGTCTTCACGTTGAAGGAAGGCAGACACCGCTTCGTAAAGAGCGTGTTCATCATCACTAGGGCGAAATGGCCGCGTGATTGGCCGGCGTTCTGTGTAGCGGATGTACTCGGTAACTTGGTTACGGAGTGTTCGCTTGCAGAAGGTTCCCAATCGTTTTCGTAAGGCGTCCAGGCTCGCGCCGGCACTGGCATACTGAGTGCGAAAAGAATTGACATCGCCGAACAGATGCTCGTCGATCAGAGTCGACAATCCGTACAGCTCCAGAAGAGAGTTCTGGAGTGGTGTCGCTGTTAACAGAAGCTTTCTGCAATCCTCCGTTGCCCAGCGGATTCCTTGCCCTACCTTATTGCTTGGCCGGTAAGCGTTGCGAAGTTTGTGTGCCTCGTCGATGACAACTAGATTCCAAGCGATTGACTTCAATTCATCGCGAATCATGTTCGCGAAGTTGAAGGACATGACGATCACAGCTTTCTCGGAAAGCGGAGCCTTCCCAAGTCGCTGTAGGTCTCGATAAGTCTTGGCGTCCAGAACAATCGCGGGCAAATTGAACTTTTCTTCCAGTTCCAGAGCCCACTGTTTGCGAATTGAGGCCGGCGACAAAACGAGCAATCGCCTCTTCCGCTCCGCCCAGTACTGGCAAAGAACGATTCCGGCCTCGATCGTTTTTCCTAGACCAACCTCATCCGCCAGGATTACGCCCTTCGAAAGCGGTGATTGCAGGGCAAAAATCGCCGCTTCGATTTGGTGCGGATTGAGATCGACAGCTGCGTCGAAAAGCGACATCGACAGACGATCCAGACCGGCAGCTCCCTGCCGGGTCAGGTCGTAAGCGAAATACTTTGCGTGGTAGGGGGTAACTGCCATAAGCTATCGTGTGCATGTTTACGGAACACGGAACAGTGCCATGGTAACTCGCTAGCATTCGGACAACAACCACGGACGGACGTTTTGAGCTGCCTCCGGGACCAAATCGAGGCGGGCCAAATTGCCTAACCGGCATTAGAGGCACGGTCAAAGGTGTGTCGTTGTCTCCCATGAAGGCTACTTGGGGTAAGAAATCAGGTACGTGGGTCGTCAGCTCGCTGGCGAACCGGGTAGGTCAGAGATAGGCGAATACTCCATCTTTCTGTCTGACAGCGATTCGACCGCGAAGCGGAACTCGTTGTGGGCGTTTCTACGGACACGACCATGACCAAACCGATCGACCCCAATGAGCTGACTCGCGACGAGCGAATTCGTGAACTGGCCAGCATTCTTGCGCGGGGCCTAACCCGCTTGCTCGACGCAGCATCTTTTGGTGTGGAAACTTCGCCGAAAGAGCCCCAGCTTCCACTAAACGAGCCTTGAGCTTTCCTCCAAAACGAGGCTCACTGTGACCCCGTATTCGGGGCTTTCTTATTTTTAACGGAGGATAGGAATGGTGGACAAAGAAAAAAAGTCAATTGAGGCAGGGCAAGGCGTACTTCGTCAGATCAACGAGATCCAGAGAATGTCTCTGAACGACCTACGCAAGAAATGGATCGATCTTTTTGGAACTGATCCCGCCAAGCTTTCAAAGCAATACCTGACCCGTCGGTTGGCGTACCGGGTGCAGGAATTGACCTACGGGGGGCTGTCGAAGTCGACCCGTGAAAAACTCGCCTGCTGGGCGGAGGATCCAAAGCAAGCAGAAAAGAAAACGGTGAGGGAGAAGACCTCGCTTCAGCTCGGCACGCGGCTGCTTCGCGATTGGCGGGGCGAGCGTTACGAAGTGATCGTTCAGGAGGACGGGTTTCTTTTCCAAGGCAAGAAGTATCGCAGTCTTAGCGGGATCTCTCGAGCAATCACTGGTCGCCACATCAATGGGCGTCGCTTCTTCGGCTTGCAACCCAGCAGCACGAAAGGGGACGCGAAATGATCAGCGACAAAAAGAAAATCCGGTGTGCGATCTACACCCGCAAAAGCCACGAAGAGGGCCTCGATCAGGATTTTAACTCGCTCGACGCCCAGCGTGCCGCCGCCGAGGCCTACGTTCAGTCGCAGGTACACGAAGGCTGGAAGTTGTTGCCAGCCCGCTACGACGACGGCGGGTTCTCGGGCGGGAACATGGATCGGCCGGCGCTCAACGCGTTGCTCGACGACATCCGTGCCGGAAAGATCGATTGCGTGGTCGTCTACAAGGTCGACCGCCTGAGCCGATCGCTGTTGGACTTCTCAAGGCTCATCGCCTTGTTTGACGAGTACCAAGTATCGTTTGTCTCGGTCACGCAGCAGTTCAATACGACCACGTCGATGGGGCGGCTGACGCTCAACATCCTGCTTTCGTTTGCCCAATTCGAACGCGAGATCATTGGCGAACGCATTCGAGACAAGAAACTGCTGACGGCTCGCCAGGGCAAATACATCGGAGGCCAACCGAAGCTGGGGCTCGATATTGTCGATCGGAAGTACGTGATCAACCCGGAAGAAGCCAAACTGGTAAAGCGGATCTTCAGGATGGCGACGCAGCTGCAGTCCTGCCAGAAGATCGCGGATACGCTGAACAGCGAGGGGGTTCGCTCTAAGTCCTACAAGACTAAGACTGGCAAGACCATGGGCGGAAATCCGTACTCCGGCCGTTCCGTCTACAACGTTCTTTCCGATGCAAAGTACATCGGAAAGATCGTCCATAAAGGTGTCGCTTACCCTGCGGAGCATCA